TGGGTGTGCCCCGGCTGGCTCGCGCTCGCCGCCAGGGCGCCCTGGGCGGCGGTCGCGAAGTCGGTCGCCGCACTCGCGGCCGCGGTGCCGAGCGTCGGGCGCCCGGTCAGGTCCGCGTAGGCCCCGCTGGTCGCCACGGGCGCCAGGCCGGTGATCGTGGTCGCGGCCTGGGTGTGCCCCGGCTGGCTCGCGCTCGCCGCCAGGGCGCCCTGGGCGGCGGTCGCGAAGTCGGTCGCCGCACTCGCGGCCGCGGTGCCGAGCGTCGGGCGCCCGGTCAGGTCCGCGTAGGCCCCGCCGGTCGCCACGGGCGCCAGGCCGGTGATCGTGGTCGCGGCCTGGGTGTGCGACAGGGGCGCGAGGCCCGCCAGGGCCGTCGCCAGGTCCAACTGCGCGGCCAGGGTGCCGGTGATACTGCCCCAGGTCCCGCCGCCACCCCCGCCGCCGCCCGCAACCAGTGCGCCCCAGGCCACGCTCAAGTCATCCGCCAGCACCAGGCCCCACCCGGGGGCTGCACCGGCGGTCGACGGCAGCAGGCTCCCGGCGAGCAGTGACGCGGGCGGGACGACAGCGGCCCCGGCGAGGGTGCGCAGGTCGTGCGTCGCGCTGCCGGGCGGGACGGTGACGCAAGCGTCATAGCCCCGTCCGCCGGAGGCCGCGACCGTGACCTTGTAGCAGGTAGACGCGCCCGCGGTCGCGATATCCGCAGTTGCGGTCAGTTCGACCGTCTTGGCCGTGTCGAGTAAGAGCCCACTATAGGTGGTCGCCCACTCCGGACCGACGAACCCGAGCACCGGGGTCTTGCGATCGGCCGCGTCCACCAATTGGATGCTGGCCTTGCCGCCGGCCAACGCCGGGATGCGCACCTGGGCGGCATCGGCCGCCAGGACCAGCCCGCACCCCAGGCCGATGAGGAGCAGGCGTCTCACGCCAACCCCCCGCCGCTATCACGCCCCCAGGCGCGCGCCCCGGCGTCGAACTGGAACTGCGGTTCCGCCGGCGGCTGCGGGGTGGCGGCCGGGGCGGCGCCGAAGCCGATGGTGCCGGCCGCCATCAGGCCCAGGGTCTTGATGGCCGCGTCGTACTGCTTCTGCACGTGCTCGGTCGGGCTGTGGTGATAGAGATAGAAGCGGGTGAGGATGCAGGCCAGCCGACACACGGCCGGGGGGACGACCGTCAGGGGGACGGTGGCGACCGGGGCCAGATAGGGGTCGATCTCGATTGCGGCGGTCTCGGCGGCGCCGGCGACCGCGGCCTCATCGATGACCCCCAGGCCGGCGGTGTCGGTGAGTTGCAGGAGTTCGGTCTCGTCCATGAGGCGCATGGCGACCAGGTCGGCCGCGGTGCAGTAGGGCGGGCTGTGACTCATGCTCCCGCCTTGGCGCGGTTGCGCCGGGGGGCGGCAGTGTCCGCGGGCGCGTCGTCGCGCGGGATGGCGCCGTACTTCGCGTCGACCACATACCCGGAGTCCTGCCCGATGACCGCCGCCTGGGCGGCGGTCAGTTCGGCTTCGGTCGTGCCGGCGGGCCACACCCGGCCGGCCCGCCGGGGCGGGGCGTCCGGGCGGCGGGTGACGCGGTAGGTGTCGGTGTCGGCCATTGGGGCGCCTTAGTTCAGGGTCACCAGCACGGCCGATTCCCAGAAGCCGTAGCCGGCCGCCCGGGTCGCGTCGAGCCCGTACTCGTGCACGTCTTCGGCGAACTCGATCGGCGAGCCCTCGGCCTGGGCCTTGATCTGCAACGGCTGTTCTTCCTGCCGGACCAGGGCCGGGTTGCGACCGTCGGCGCGAAAGACCGCGAACTTGGTGGTCCAGGAGGAGCGCGGGTCTACCCACAACTCGATCTGGAAGCCGGCCAACGTGGCCAAGGTAACCAGGGTATTGCTGACGCTCACGGTGTCGGCGATCACGGTGGACCCCAGTGCGCCGGCCGTGGCGCCCATGAAGGTCAAGGGCACCCGCACCACGAAGCGGCGGGCGCCCGAGTTGAGCAGGCGGCCCTTCTCGGTCTTGGCCCCGAGGATGCACTGCATGGCGTAGATGATCGCGGCCGACATTTCCGCCGTGGTCGGGGTCGCCGGGGTCGTCACGTTGTAGGTGACGCTATTGCTCTGCACCTGGCCTTCGCCGGCGGATGGGTTGGCGTGGTCGGTGTCGAAGTAATACTGGTTGTCGTAGCACTTGGCGGACTCACCCGCCTCGATCAGCGCGGAGCCCAGGTCTGCCCAATGCTCGGTGTTGGCGATGGACAGGCCGGCGATCCGCTGGCGGATCTGGCCGGTCTTGTCGCGGCGCATCCAGGCCACCGGGATCTTGATGGTCGCCTCGAAGGGCTCGTTCTTCAGGCTGTAATTGCTCTCACTGAGCCCCACGGCCTGGCGCCCGCCGATCCACTTGCGCATCTTCGGCGTCTCGCCGATCCACGCGTAATCCTCCACTTCCTGGTCGGAGGACATGACCTCGGAGAAGACCCGGGCGATCCACGCCTCGGCGTTGTCCTGCTCGATGGCCTGTTGAATGGCGCCGACGATGGCGCGCGAGGTCGTGAGACGGGCCGGGAGGCTGGCGGTAGGCATGGCGGTTACTCCTTCACCCACGTGCCGGCCAGGCGCGTGGCGATGTAGCCGTCAGCGTCACCGTGCATCAGCACGACGTGATCGCCGCGGCGGGCGGTGGCCTTGGTCAGGATCAAGTCCTTGTTGTCGACCCCAGCCAAGTCGGCGGCCAGGAGCATGTCCGCGGCGGCGGGGCTGACGGTCACCAGCACGGTGCCGTAGCTGCCGCCGCAGGCAATGGCGCACCCGCCCAGGCCGTCAGCGATGGCGGGCAGGGTGATCACGCCGGCATCGGCAGTGACCCAGAACAGCTTGCCGCTGTCCTGGGCGTCGAGGGTCTTGCCTTCAGTGACCGCCTCGCGGGTCGGCCAGGCGCCCCAGGGGTCCGCGAAGGCCGGATCGAACTCGACCACGGCCAGCGCCGCGGACACCCACCGGCGCACGAAGCCCACGAACACCCCACCGACGGGGGAGAGACGGTAGGTGTCATCGTCCGCGGCATAGACCGGGTTGCCGACATCCGTGATGGCAGCGCCCGTGACCGGGATCTGCACGGCGCCGCGGCGGAGCACCTGCGCCGTCTCCACCCCGGCGGTAGTCCCGCTGGTGAAGGGCCCGGTGGCAAAGCCGACGAAGCGGTCAACGCTGGTGAGTGGGCGCGCGTGGCCGGTGGCGTCCACCAGGCCGACCGCGGCGCCTTCATAGATCGTGTCATTGGCGACCATGGAGTACTGCCCCAGGTCGCCGCCCTCGAAGGGGCGGACTTTGTTCGCGCTCAGGGTCGTCATTTCCCGTCTCCGAAGATGCGCACCCGGCCGGCGGCCGTGGCGCGTTGATAGGCGGCATAGGTCTCGGGGGTGCCGAACTCCGCGGCGAGGGTGTCTTTCCAGCCGTCCACGCCGGCCGCTGCCGCCGCCGCCACCGCGGCCGCGGCCGGAGCCAGGCCGCCGGTCTGCGGGCCAGCCAGGGCGGCAATCGGCGTCAGGCTGCCGAGCAGCCCTTGCAGCGCCGGCAGCGCGAGGGATTGCGCATGGGTGTGCAGCAGCGTGCCGGGCACGAGGCGTCCGTCGCTCAGGGCGGCGGTCATCAGGGTGTCGCGGGTGCGGGCCTGCGCTTCGCTGCTCAAGGCCGCGACCTGGCGTTGCAGGTCCGCGACCAGGTCGGGCGGGACGGCCGCCTGGACCTGGGCGGACAGGGCGGCGATGCGGGTCTCGCGCTCGGTCAGTAGTGCCGGCAGGGAAGTGGCGGCGGTCCCGTCCGGGGCGGGGCTGCCCAGCATGGCCTTGAGCTTATCGAGCTGCGCCAGCAGCTCCGCGTCGGTGGTGGTCAGCGGCAGTTGCAGGAGGTAGAGCAGGCGCTCGCGTAGGTCATCCATCAGGGACTCCGGGGGCAGCAAGAGGAGCGAGGCGGCGGCCAGGGCGACCGCGGGGAGGCAGTCCAGGGCCGGGGTGTTGGTCAGGGCCAGGTGCAGCAGGTCGACCACGGCGCCAGTCGCGTCGTAGGTGAAGACCGGGGAGAGATAGCGATACTCATCGGCGCCGATCGCGGCGGCGGCGCGGGCGGTCCAGTCCACCGGGGCGACCAGGCCGACGCCGGCATCGAACCGGATGGTCAGTGGGCGCACCCACCCGGAGGCGGGGGCCGGCTGGCCGTTCTGGGCCGCGCGCAGGGTCTGGTGTTCATAATCGACCGGGAGGTCTTTGGTGCGCCGCCCCAGCGCAGCGGCCAAGGCGTGCCCGCGCTCGTCGCTCAGGCGCCAGGGGCCTTCCCCCAGCATGGCACCGCGCGGGGCGTCGAAGGTCCCGGCCGGCAACAGCAGTTGCGCCGCGCCGACGGTGGCGGGGAGAGTGAGGGCAGCGATGCGCGGCGCGGGGTATGGCATGGGCGCATCCTAGGGGGTGCGCGGGCGGGTTGGGGTGGTGGGATTGCGCCGTTTTCAAAGGATTAAGGATGAAGGATGAAGGTTGAAGGGGGACCCGACCGGGCCTTCTGCGCCTTCATCTTTCATCCTTCATCCTTCAACCTTCAAAACCGGCCCTGTGAGGCATCCGCACCCCGAGGGGCGGCGGGTGTACCGGGTAGGTGCCGCCGATCGATCATGAGCGTTTTTAACCGGGGTTTAACCGCGGTCCCGCGGCCGGGTGTCGGTCAGCTACAGGGCCGCGGCCAGGTGGCGACGCAGGATGGCGATGATCTCCTCCTTGTCGGCGGGTGACAGCCCCAGGAATGGCCGCGCCGGGATGTCTCCCCACAGGTGCGGCCACTGGGCGCGGGTGCCGCCGAATTGCTGCATCGCACCATAGACCCGGTTCGTTCCCACGGCGACGGCGGTGCCGCTGGCTTCCAGTTGATAGCGGATGGTGTCTTGCAGGATGCCGGAGTCGCGCAGGATGCGCGCGGCGGCCAGCATCGCTACCCCCTTCTTGGTCAGGGTGCGGCCTCCGGTCTTGGTCTTGCGCTTGGACATGCGCCCGCGGGCCGCCGCCAGGTCCCCCAACGCATCAGGCGATAGGTATCCGACCGACTTACCGTCCGCCCCGCCCTGCTTGCCGGTGCCGGCCAGGCGTCGCAACAGCGTGATGTCCGACAACTGTGCCCAGGGCGTGCCGTCCGGCCCGGACTGCCGGCGGAAGTGTTCGTCCGTCGCACGCAACAAGTACTCGCCGATGTCGCGGAGGGCGGGCTTGGGGTTTTTGAGTTCGGCAAGCAGGCGGGCCAGGGCGGCGCGAACGGCGGCGTCGTCGACGGTGATGGTGAGATTGGCGCCGGCCATCAGGAGTCGGCGCGTCCCGCCCCGGCGGGCTGGTTGCCGTCGCGCGGGGGTTCCGCATCGGCCGGCGGCAGTCCCACGACATCCGCCAAGTCACCCGCGGCTGCCGGGCCGTAGGCGGATGAGATGATCCCCGCGTCGGGCTCAAGCCCCGGCGGGATAACGATCACGGTAGCGTCGTTCAATGGTTTCTCCGATCTTCTTGGCCATCGGCCGGGGGGCGGCACTGTTGCGGTATTCGGCCCACCCCTCAGCGATCATTTCTTTGATGTTCTTGCCCGCGTAGCCGGACACATCGGCCCGCACCACGGCCGGCCCTTGTGCCCATAGCGCTTGGATCTCCGGTTCGTTCGCGATCTCCAGCAGCGTGTCGAGTTGGTGTCCAAGCTCGTGGTCGACCACGGCCTTGATGGTTTGCGTGCCCGGCGGGTGCCAGCCGGTCTTGACATCATTCGCCAGGGTCGCCTTCAACGCTGCGGGGTCCTTGCCCCACTTAGCGTTTACCGCGATCCCTGACACGCTCGGCTGATCCCACGAGTGCGCGTAGGTATTGCCCGCCACCTTCTTGGCCTTGACCTTACGTTCCGCGTACGCCCGCAGCGCGCCATCGTCGACCCCCGGATTCGCCGCCCGCAGGCCGTCTAAGATGCGTGCCACTTCCAGCGCGCGCCAGCGGGAAAACTGTGCCTGCGCTGACCCGGCAAACTTTTGGCGCGCGCGCAAGGCGGGGAAGTCGGTCAGGTGCTCGAAGAGTGAGCGGTTCCAGGCGTTCGCGACTTCCGGCTTGACCCCAGTATAGTCGGCGAAGTCGACCAGGTTGGCATCGACGGCCTATTTTCCTGCGGCCTTGGCCGTGGCGTGTTCCTCGAAGGTCCGGATATCGGCCAGCAGATCCCGCCCCAGCGGCCCCGGCAGCGCTGCCGCCTTGCGCTCGACCGTCGCGCGCAGGTGTTGGAGACTCGCCCCCGGCGCATAGTCCCACCCGCGGCCGATCCCGCTGGTATCCCCCGGCGGCACCGGCGCCCGGTCGGGGCCGGCCTTGCCCAGCTTCTCCAGGTCCTGGTCACTGACCGCGAACACCCGGCACTTGCAGCCCCAGTCGTTGGGCGGGTAGTGGGTCTGCCAGAAGGGGTCATCGACCGGCAGGACCAGGCCGTCCCAGGCCAGATGCTCCGGGCGCGGGCTCAGCACGCCGTCAGCGTGGCGATACAGCAGATAGGGCCGGGTGGCCTGCACATCTTGGATCTGCGCCCAGCGCCCGGCGGCGTAGGAGGTCCGCAGGTTGGTGCTGTAAATCACATCCGTGCGCCAGGCGCGGCCCTCCGCGGTGCCGTCCCCGGTCCAACCGACCCAGCCGTTGCGCTCCACCAGGGCGTCGAAGTCGCGGCGGAACTCCGCCAGCGTGGTGCCTTGCTCGATGCCCTTGAGCACCGCGGCGTGCAGGTCCGCCAGCAAGTCGGCGGAGGTCACGCCGGCGACGACGAAGGCGCGGTCGTGGGCTGCGCCCAGCAGGTCGTCCCAGTGCTCGGTGGGGAGGTTGAGCTTGGACTTGAAGAAGGCGATCTGCTCCGCGAACGGGAGCGAGCCGTAGGCTGCGTCGTCAGGCATGGTCGGGCGCGCCCATCATGCGGCCGGAGGCCGCGCCCGGGCGGCTGCGGCCTGGAGCGCAGCGATGACCGTCGGGACCCACGACAGGGGGATCTTTAGTCCATCGCCTTCGATATCGACCTCGATGGCATCGGCGTTCGCCCACGTCGGGCCTTCGACCGGGTAGACGCGCACATAGCCAGACGGGTCCCGGATCACATCGTCGACCTGGTCGTAGATTACCAGCGGATCAGTCATGTTCAGGCTCCACGGTCGATGTCATAGCGTCCGGCCAGGTCCGCCGCCGCCAACCCCTCACCCAACACCGCGACCAGCCCCTCCCGGGGCAGGGCCGGATAGAGCGTGAGCAGCCGCGCGCGGAAGGCGGCCATGTCTTCACAGGCCGCCAGGGCCGCATCCAGTTCCGCCCGCACGACATCCACCAGGGCGAGTACGGCGGGTTCGGTCGAGCGGCCCAGAGCCGCGGTGTGGGCGTCGGGCCAGTCGGGGCCGGCCGGCGGGCTCGGGCTGTCGGCAGTGGCCAGCGCCGCCAGGGCAGTCAGGCCGGCGCCTTCGACCATAGGATAGAGTGCACACATGGTCGCCACCCCGGCAGAGAGGTCGGCGCCCCGGCGCACCGCGGCAGCCAGCCGGGTGCCGGGATCGCGCAGCAGTGCCTGTTCGGCGGGATCGTCCCGATAGCGGTCCTGCCAGGCGACTGATGCGGGGTGGGTGGGCGGCCATTCGGCCATGGATGGCACGCGGCCGGCCAGATCGCGCAGGGCGGCCAGCGCCGCGGCCTGGACAGGGATGGCCGCGCCCGGCGCCGCGGTCGTCGATTGCAGCACGGGCTCACCCGCCGCGGGTGACGGGATCCCGGTTTGTGCTCTGACCCAGGCTTCAGGGATCTGGAGCAGGGCCGAGAGGTTCTGCATACCCAGCCCGAAGCTGTTGAGATCCCCGGGCGCGATGACGGCACCCGCGCCGATCTCGGGCGCGGCCCCAGCATCGAGCGCCCCGGGCGCTGCGACGGACGCCCCCAGCGTCGGCTCATCCCCCGTCGGCTCCGGGATGCCGGTCTGGGTGCGGACCCAGGACACGGGGATATAGGCGCCCATGCCGGAGGATGTTAGGCGCTGCAGGCTGGTGGAGAACGCCGTCAGGTCGGTCGGCTCGCGGGTGTCGAAGCGCCACACCGGGGCGCGGCGCGGATCATCCACCAGGCCGTTGAGGGCGGCCAGCGGATAGAGCAGGTCGCGCCCCAGGGTGCTCTGCACCTGGCGCGCATCCGAGACCAATAAATCCCGTTTCACGTCCCCTTGCAGGTCGGCGACCCCGGAGCCCATACCGGTCGCGGCCGGGGTGCTGGAGAGGCTGCCGCCCAGGATGGCGCGGGACATGACAGCGTCGGCGTACTGGACCATGGCGAGGAACGGCTCGGCCTGGCCCTCGGCCGCGGCCAGCAGGTCAATGCGCATCCCCTCGGGCATGATGCCGGCGGCGTGCCGGCCCAGGTCGCGCACGGCGCGGAACAGGGTGGCCTTCTCGGTGGGTCCGGCGCCGCTGGGGTAGTAGCCCAGGCGCATCGGCAGGCCGTAGATCTCCAGCCACTCCGCCATATCGCGCAGCGAGAACTGCCGCATGATCCAGGGCCAGGTCAGGATGCGATAGAGCCCGGACCGTGCCAGGTAGCCGGAGCGGGCGCGGTGGGTGTGGGTGATCCAGCCGTAGGGCCAGAGTTCGGCCCCGTCAGACGACTGGTCGCGCAGGCGCAACTGGGTGCGGGTGCCCTTGTCGAGTTGGAACCAGGTCTGCGGCCGGTGCTCGATGTGCCCCGGCAGGCGTTCGGCGCCGGGGCCTGACCAGGTGATCTCCAGGCAACTGAAGCCGTGGCCCACCGCGTCCATCAGGTCGAGCAGCACGTCTTCCAGGTCCGGGATGCCGCCCAGCAGGTCCGCCACGGCGGCGGCCTGGCGCTTCTCCCGGGCGCTCGGGTTGCGCGGGGGCTCAATGCTCCAGGGGATGCTGAGGATGGCGCGGCGGCGCTTGGCCATCTCCGCGTGGAGGTGCGGGTCGCGCTCCTCCATGTCCAGATAGAGTTCCGACTGCTGGGTCAGGTCCCCGGCTTCGGCCGCCTCCAGCAGGCCGGCCATGCGCTCCGGCGTGATGCCTCGCACCGGGTGCCCGGCCCAGGTGCGGGCGAGCGCCTGGGTAGATGCGCCCTCGGTCTGGCGCTCGCTGAGCGTCCTGGGGGCGACCGGGCGGCCGAAGTAGTCGGCGAGCGCAGCGGCGGCGGTGCGGAGCAGTCCGGCCATCAATAGAGTCCTCGGCGGTCGTCGTCATCGGTGGCGTGCGGGTCATCGAAGGCGCGCGCGGCGGCCGGGCCGGGGCCGCGCGGGACGGACTCCCACTCGATAGGCCCGGACGCGGGGTGGCTCGCGGCGAACTCCATCAGGCAGCCGGCGATGGCGCCGTCCCCGTGGCGCACCAGGTCGGGTTCCTTCAGGTCCCGGCGCTCCAGCTTGGGCACCATCGGGGTGCCGTCCACGTACTCGACCGCCCGGTGGTCATCCTCGAGGCTGCCGTCGCGCGGCAGGGTCAGATAGCCGTCTTCGAAAAGTTGGATGTAGCGGGCCATGTGCTCGCCGTACCAGGCGCGCGACAGCACGACTTCATGCACCGGGCCGCCGGTGTAGCGGCCGGTCTTGGGGTCCAGCACGGCGCGGCCGTAGTGATCGCCGGTGTACTCCATGAACACCTGGCCGGGGCCGGAGGCGTCCCCGGCGAAGGTCCAGCGACCACGCGGCAGGCCGTCCAGCAGGTGCCAGAGGATCTGTTCTTGCGCCCGGGCGGGGGCGTTGTGCAGTTCGATGATGAACGGCGCGTCCCGGCGTAGTTCTTGCGAGAGCAGCGCCGGGGTGATGACGCTGAAGTGACGATGGCGCGCGAAGTCCATGCCGACCGCCCAGCGCGCTTGAGCGGCGCGGGGCTCCAGGAGCGCTGCCAACAGCGGCGCCAGGTGGGCGGCGATCCAGAGGGCGACCCAGGTCTCGCGCTCGGTCTCGGCCTGGCGCGTGAAGTCGTCGGGGAAGACGATGCGCAGGACCGGGCGGACCTCCGGCATGGCGCGTTCGATCCACACGGTGGGGATGGCGGAGCCGGAGCCGTCGCGGGGGATGGCGTCCAGTTCCTCGCGCATGGCGGCGGTGCGGGGGCCGTAGGCGGCGCGGATGGCGGTGTACCACTCACGCTTGCCGTCCGCGGTCGCGGCCTTGCCCTGCATGGCGCAGGCGCGCTCGTAGAGCCCGTTGGCGACGGCGTCGTCAAAGGTGATGCGGATCGCGCGGGCGCGGGCGCCGTAACGGCCGGCCCGCACGTCCTGCAGGAGTTCGTTGAAGGGGTTGCGCTTGCCCCGGTGCGTCGACCAGACCCGGATCTTGCCGCCCCAGATCAGGAGCGCCGTGGCGGACTCCAGCACGGCGCGCACGTTCTTGTGCAGCGCCGCCTCATCAATGTCCACCACGCCTTGCAGGCCGTGGATGTTCTCCGGCCGACTGCTGAGCGCCGTAATCCGGAAGCCGGAGCCGAAACGCACCCGGAAGGACTGGATCTGCCGGCTGCCGCCCTCGGCGGTCTGGTCCTCGAACAGGTACTGCTCGATGCGGGTGACCTGGCCGCGGGCGATGATGGGGGCGAAGCGGGCCACGTAGCCGATGAACTCCAGGCCCTTTTCTCTCGTGTCGGCCATGTACCAGACGTTGGACCCGCCGGCGTCCGCGGCACTGGCGGCCGTGATGGTATCGGCCAGCGCCTGGGCGAAGGTGATACCGGTGCGCCGGCCCTTCTCGCACACGGCGATATCCAGGTCCGCCTGCATCCGGATCCAGTCGGATTGATGCTGCATCAGGACGCCCTGGGCGCGGGGGTCGAAGTCCGCGGGGATGGCGCGCACGCTGTCGGGGAGTTCGTCCCACTCGATCAGGCGCTCGGTGTCGGGCAGGGGCGCGAGGGCGTTCACGCCGGGGGCTTGCCCTGGTCGTAATGGTCCATCAGGCGCTTATAGGTAGCGTCCGCGCAGGCATCGGCCCGCTTGGAGGCTTCCTGTGCCTGGTAATACGCGATATGGTCAGCGGGGAGACCGCTCGCGCGGGCCACTGCGCCGGCCGCGAACCAGGCTCCCATCGCTTGGTTCGCAGCGGCTTGTTCGGCCTTCCAGCGGGCGGTCAGGGTGTCGGCGACTACCCCGCGCACCACATGGCGCAGCGACGACTCGGCCCAGACGAGCCGCCGCAGCACTTCGATCAACTGGTCGCGGGTCAGGCCGCGCACGATCTCGCCGGTCGGGTCCGCAGGCGGGTCCACGGGCGTGGGCGCGGCAGGCGCGGGGTCGGTCTGGCGGGCAACAGCCGCGACGCGCCGGACCCGGGTGCGGGGCGCGTGGGCGCGGTCGATGGCCGGGGCGGTCATGGGCGCAGGGTGCCGATGGTGGCGGCCGTCAGGTCCAGGTTCATCCCGAGATGGGCGGCCACCTGGCAGGCGCATTGCCCCGGCGTCCAGCAGTCCCATTGGTCGGGTGCGGTGCGGCGCACCCAGAGGCAGCGGACGCTGGCGGGCGGGGCGTCCGCGGCGACGATGGGCAGGGCGAGCAAGGTCTCGGTGTGCGTTGGCTGCGTCATGTCATCCCCATCAACACTTGTTCACGCCAGAAGGTGGCGTCGTCTTTGGACAGGCCGCGCGCCTGGGCGGCGCTGCTCACGCGGTCCGCGGCCTCGGTGAGGGCCGTGCGCCGGACTTCTCCGGCCCACTTGCGTTGCGCGATGCTCGCCCGCGTCAGGTCCGCGTGCGCCCGGGCGGCCCGTGCAATGAGGTCGATCCGCTGGGCCTGGTCATCCATCCCTTGGGCCTCGTCGAGCGTCATCAGTTGCTCGAACATCTCGGTGGAGAGCAAGGATGTGACGGCCGCCGACTGCTGCGCCTCGTCATCGGGCGCGGCGGCGGCGATCGCCTGGGCGGCGATGGTGGCGGCCTGGATGCGTGCGACCTTCTGCTTGAGCCCCAGGCCGTAGCGCCCGACCGTCTGCATGGACAGGGTGACCGTCAGGCCGTGGGCGGCTAACCGGGCGTTTAAGGCCCCCGTAAGGGCCTCGTAATCGCCGAAGCCGCGCACGCGCAACTGCTCGTCGAGCCAGGCGCGGATCTCGCTCGGCAGGCGGGGGATGAGGGCGGGGGCGGGCATGTTTTTAAGGATGAAGGATGAGGGATGAGGGATGAAGGGGCGGCATCATGGTCTGCTCTGGCGCCTGGCGGCGCGGGTTAGTGGTCGGCGTTCGCGGTCTGTTCCCTTCATCCTTCATCCTTCATCCTTCATCCTTCATCCTTCATCCTTACCACACCTGCGGGCGGGCTACGCCTTCGATGCCATCACCCTCACCCGACAGGTAATCGGTGCCATCCGCCGTGATCCGGTAGAGCCATGCCTGTGGCTCGGCGGCCAGATGCCGGGTGGGGTCGGTGAGGTAGGCCAGGGCGCGGCGGATCGAGGGTTCGGAGAGGTCCAGGTCAGTGTCCTCCGTCAGGCTGACGGCGATCAGGCCGACGCCCATCGGGGCCGGACCGCCCCAGGAAAGGGACTGCAACACCCGCAGGCGCAACATGCGCACCGCGCGCACGCTGTTGGGGTCGCGCGCGGGGTCGGCTTCGACTTTGTCGACGCCGTCCGGCGTCAGGCGAAACAGCGCCACCGGGGCGGCGCCGCTGGTCTGGCCGCCCGTCACCAGGTGGCCACGGTCGACTAGGTAGGCGAGCGCGCGATTGAGTTCGTCCGGGTTCGCGGCGACATCCGCGCTCAGACTCTCGGCGATCAGGCCCGGCCCCAGCGGGCGCGGCCACACGGCATAGAGGGTGTGGCGGATGGCGGCGCGGCGGGCGGCGGCGCGCAGGGCGCTGATGTCGGTCATTGGCTGGGGGTCCTGACGATGTGCTGGCGCAGCTCCTCGAGGAGCTTGTCCAGTTTGATGTTGGTCGCGCCGATGTGCTCGACCCAGGTGTCGCGCGAGACGTAGTTATCGACCAGGGCGCGGCGGTCTTCGTCGTGCTGCCGCCGCAACTGGCCTATCTCCTCCTTTTGGGCCATGAGCCGCTCGGTCAGTGCCGAATGGCGTGCGTCCCAGGCTGCGCGATAGGCGGCGGATGATTCCACCCGGTGGGTCTCTGCCGCGGCGAAGCGCCGGTCCAGGTCGCCGCGCAGGTCGTGGCCGAGGCAGTCGATGCGTGCCATGAACTGCACCACCAGCCGGTGGCCGAAGGCCGCGAGCGCGGTCGCGCAGGCGATCAGGGCGACGATGAGCCCGATCGTATCCATCAGCCGAGCCGGGCCGTGCCGGGCGCGCGGTGCGCCCACCATTGGCGCGCCTTGGACACCGCGGCGGCCGCCAGTGCGACGGCGGACCCCAGGGCCAGCAGCAGCGCGCTGCCGGAGTCGAGCACCACGGTGGTCTGGGTCAGCACCGCGGCCACGTGTTCCGGGGCCGGGCCGTCGGCCCACAGGTGTTGCACGGCCTGGTAGGCAGGGCCGGCAGCGGCCCACAGGGACAGGCCGCTCGCGACGATGGCCAGTACGCGGCCACGCACCAGGGACATCCAGGGACCATCGGGGTCCTGGCCACGGGTTTGTGCAGTGATAGGGGTAGGGTCAGGCATGGGCGATCTCCGCACGATGATAGGCATTGAGCGCAGCCAGGAACGCCTTCCAGTCCCAGGCCGGGCCCGGGTCCGACTTGCGCCCGGGCGCGATGTCATCGTGTCCGACGATCTCAACCAGGGACGGGTAGCGCATCTGGAGCGCGGCGCAGAGGGCAACGGCCGTAGCCACCTGGGGCGGGGCGTAGCGCTCCCAGGCGCGGAAGGCGCCACCGTGCTTGTGGAGCGCGTGCAGCAGGCGCTCGGCGGGGACCCGTGTCAGGTTATCGAAGCCGAGATTGGCCAGTTCGATGCCGATCGAGCAGGTGTTGAGGTTGGTGTGTTTGCCCCAGGAGGACCGCCCGGCGTGCCACGCCTGGGTGCCGAGCCCGAGCAACTGCCAGACCTTCCCGCCACGCCCGACCAGCAGGTGCGCGGATGCCTTGGACTGGGCGCTGCACAGCCAGTGGGCTGAGCCCTCGGCACTGTTGCCCGCGGTGTAGTGCAGGACGATCAGCACCGGCGCCAGCAGCCGCCCGCCGTGGTTGGGGGTCAGCAGGCCATGCTCGACCGCAGGGGTCCCGGCGCACGCATCCAGTTGGTGCCGGGCGTTGATTTGGAATCTGGGGAATCTGGGGGCGGTGTTCATGGCCCTATCATGGATAGGGCCGGGGCGGGGTGGGGGGGTGTTGTTGCGCGTACCCGGCGGCGCTGGGGCCGGGCATGCGGACGATGCGGCAGGCCATCAGGAGTGCTCCCGTAGCGCGCCGCGGCGGGACTCCGCCGCCCGCCGCCGCCGCGCCTGCTCCAGCCGCCGCTGCGCGGTGAGGATGTACTGCACGGTGCGCACCGGCAGCCCAAAGCGGGCGGCCAGGTCCTTGGTGTTGCGGCCGTTGAAGGCGCTGTAGATCTGGTGATCGCGCAGCACCCGCTGGACGGTGGCGGGGCCGGGGAAACAGACCTTGTCGCCGCCGATGTAGGCGGCGAGCGCGGCGACGATGGCCTGGGCCGCGGGCGCGGGCGCGGCGCCCTGGACCTGCCGGAGGGTGGCAGTGACCACTTCCACCATGGTGATCAGGGTGCCGGGCCACTGGTGGATCAGGTCCGCATCAGGGTTAGTGCAGGCGATGCGCCCGACCAGCCGCCTGGTGGGTGCCCGCAGGCCGGGCGGGGGGCGGTCCGCGGGCCAGGCGGCGGCGGGGCGCTGCACTGGGGTCGGGCCGGGGGCGAGTGCGAACACGGGCGCGGGGGGGCTGCGTTTGCGCATGGTGAAACTCACGGTGATCAGGCGGCCGGCGGGGGCTCGGGCGGCCGCGTGGTGGTGGCCCGCTTGGCCCGCCGGTCGAGCGCGGCGATGACCCCGCGCAGTTCCACATCTGTGGTCTGCCCGATGGGGCAGGCGACGGACGTGTCCAGGATGCCGCGCTGCCGCCGCAGGATGGCCTCGGCATAGCTCCAGGGCAGGCCCTGGTCGGCCAGTAGCGCCTGCACCTTGGTGAGCATGGCGCGGCGATCCAGGGCCGCCGCACCGGGGCCGCGGCCGGCCTTCTTGGGGTTGGTCGGCACCCAGCCGGCGCGACGGTACTCCAGCAGCAGGCTGTCACGCTCCTGCGCCGTGAGGTCCGCGGCGCTACCGGTGCGCCCGCCGGCGATGCGGCGGATTTGCGCCCGATAGGTCTCCTCATCCAGGCCGAGATGGGCGCGGGCGATGTGGATCAGGGTCAACTCGTGGGTACGCAGGTCGGGGCGGGCGGTCATGGCGCGGTCTCCGGGTCGGTCGGCAGGGCGAGTGCGGCGGCATCCGGCCCGCGGAGCAGGACTGCGCCGAGCGGCAGGGGCGGCCAGTCCCGGCCGGGGATGGTGTATTGGGCGATCCCCCGCACGGAGTGCCTGCGGCCGGCGACACTGAACACCCGTGCGACCAGGTGGCCGGCAGCGACCAGTTTGGGGAGATTGAGCCCGGTGCGCCGCAAGCCCTCCTCGACATGGGCGCAGGTGACGGGGCCTGGACGGGCGGCGATCCAGGCGACGACGGTGGCGGCCAGGGTCGGCGGGGGCGGACCGACGGGCCGCGGCGGGATGGGGCCGGGCCATTCGGCGCCGGCCGGGATCCATTCGTTGCGCTCACGCCCGGAGTCGGCGCCGTGACAGCGACGCACCTGCAACCGGCCGTCCTTGGTGTAGCGCATCAGATAGCTGCCGGGATCACTGCCCAGCGCGGTTTTGGTCTGGTTGTAGGTCTCCGGTCCGGGTTGGGCGGCGATCCACAGCAAGAGGCGGGCGCCGTAGCCGTGGGCATCGGCCCGTTTGCGGGGGGCCTGCGCCAGGCGGGTCTTCGCGACCTCGCGGGAGATCTGGCGGCTGCGGACGTCGGTGGAACGCGGACTGCCCGAGGCTGGGGCGCTTAGGATGGCGGCGGCGGGTAGGCCGCTGGTAGCGCTGTGGTCTACCTGGGTCACAGCGTCCAGGATGGCTGGCGCAAGCGCCAACTGGGGTTTGAGATCCGCGCGGGGCAGCGGGCGCCGGGCCGCGACGGCGGCCGGGGTGCGCAGGGCTGCCGGCGGCACGTAGTCGCGGCGGGTCAATAGATTGTCGGTCAGGTGGGGGCTGACCGCTACGTCGCGCAGGGCGTCGGCGATGACGGGGTGGGTCATAGTGCTGCCTCCTGCGCGGCGGCGACGCGGGGATCTGCGTCACCAGGCCCGAAGCGGCTGAAGTCGAGCGGGACCTGCTCCCAGGGGGCGCGGGGGTCGGTGCGGGTGTAGGCGCGGAAGTAGACGGCGCTGCCGTCACTCTCCAGCGCGGCCCGGTAGGCGTGCTGGGCGCGTTGCCAGCGGGGGTCTGGGATCTCCATGCGGCAGAAGTCGAGCACCCGGCTGGGGGCGATGGTGCAGCCCTCGGCGCGGTTGACGAGCTGCCCGACGATGGCGACGAGCACGGGGTCGGCGTTGGGTATGGCGAGTCGCTCATCCAGGCACTCGCGCAGCAGGGCCTCGGCGGCGAGGATGGCGCTGCCGACCCGCATCCGCGGGCTGACGACGCGCTCGACGCGGCTGAGCCCGTCTTTACTGACGACGACGATGCCGCCGCTACGGCCGGTCAGGCGGACGCCGAAGGCGGCGCCGACCATGACCACATGGGCGTCGAGGTCGGCGAAACACAATACCTTGAGGGAGGCGAGGGTGCGACTGGCGCCGACACAGCGCCGGGTGAGGCGGGTGGCGAGGCGGTCACAGGCGCGGTCCAGTTCGGTCAGCCGCTCGTCGGGGACCCACTGGCCGCGGGCGTTGAGGCTGTAGCCCGGTGGGATCTCGACCAGCGCTTGGTCGGCGGCTTTGGTGCGCTTAGTCATCGTAGGTCTCCCAGAAGTCTTGTTGTACGCGGGTGATCTCGGCGTGCCGCTGGGCCCAATCGCGCAGGCCGCCCGCGGCCAGCGCCAGGTACGCGATGGCGCCGATGGCGATCAGCACGTCGTTCATGGCAGTGTCCTCCGGGGTGCCGGTGGCGGGGCCTGCGGGAGCAGGTCGCGGGCCAGGCGCAGCCGTTGCCGGTCGTGGTAGTCGGCGCTGCGCAGGGCGCTGCGGGCGCTGCTGGCGTGGTCGCTGTGGCCGTCGGTGTCGGGTTGGTAGCAGGCGGCCAGGGCGGCATGGGTGTTGGAGATGGCGTACAGGGCGCTCGCCAGTTCGTCATAGAGGGCGTCGACGCGGGTCATGGTGGTCTCCGGTGTCGCAGGGGCCGTGGATCTCCCGAGGGGTCCACCCGGGGCACAAGGCGCAAAGAAGTAGTCGGCGGGTTGTTCACTCATGGTCATCTCCGGGGATGCTGCCGTCATGGCACGCGGGATCGGCCAGGCCCAGGTCGGTGTACATGGCGGTCAGGGCGGCGCGGTCCTCGGGGGTGCGCAGGTGCGTGGGGATCCGTTCGATCTTGGCGCACTCCCGGATCAGGCCGGCCTGGGCGGTGTCGCTCGGGAGCGCGGCCCAGGTGCAGGTCGCGGTGACGCGGGTGGCGTACTGCCCGCGGTTGCAGCGCACGCCGGTGCGCGAACTGAGCCAGTCGACGCGGCAGCAGGCGTCGCAGCGGACTTCACCCGGGCCGGCGAGGTGCCAGCCGTGGCGGGCGCGCAGTTGCTCCGTGGGGGTGCCGGTGGGGTCGGCGATGATCTTGCTCATTGGGATGCTCCGTGGCTGGTTCCGTGGGAAAAGACCCGGTCAATGACGCGCCGCGCGAGGGCGCGGTGGGCGTCGCGCTCCGCCGGGGTGGCCTGGTCACAGGGGCGCTGCTCGTCCAGTGCCCGCGCCTTGCGCTCGCGTGACGGGCGCGCCGGGTCCGGTTGCGGCGCCGGGTCCGGGTCCGCCCGCTTCTTCAGGAGCGCCACCCGATCCCGGCAGACGCGCCCACAGCGCGGCGGGCCGATCCGGGCCGCCGTCAGGTCGCGCGCCAGTTGCTCCCCGCTCAGGGCCGCGTCCGCCGCTTGCGCTGCCTCCAGCCAGGCATCCTCCACCGCCGTCCACCGCCTCCAGGGTTGCCGCGCGCTCATCGTGCCACCCCCCGCGCGCTCACCTGCGGGCCAGCGACCGCGGACACCGACACCACCACCTGCCCCTGCGCACGCAGGGCCACCGCGCAGGCCATCGCCTGGCGGCACCACTGATAGCGCGGACCCTGGGGGTCCGGGGTGGTCGGCCGCGGCACCCGGGCCAGGCGGGCGCGGGGCGCCCGGCGGGGCTCTTGCCAGCGTAGATGACGACGTGGCCTAGCCATGGGACACATCCAGTGCCGGGCGCTCTAACGCCGCCCACTCCGGCGGCGGCACGGCATCGGCACAGCACTCACCGCCGGTGATGACCCGGAGCGCCCAGGCGTCCAGCAGGCGCGCCCGTTCGATGTCCACGTCATCTGCCCGGCGCTGGTCCACCAGCGACTGTGGCAGCGGCAGGGGCGCGCGATCCCGCTCGTGCAGGCGCCGGATCTTCAGCAGCCGCACCAGGGCGCCACACCGCTTGCGATACTCCGCCAGCAGGCGTTCGAGGTCGCCCATGCGATCCTCGGCGAGGCACAGCGCCTCACGGGCGTCGTCGGCGTCCTGGGCGTCCATGTCGGCCGCCCGCGCCTCCCCGACCGCGGCCAGCGTCGCCCGCGCCAGATACACCAGCGCCGCGTGCGCCTCCGGCCCCGCCGCGATGGTGGCGGCATCCAGGGCGCGCACCGCGCGCACTGACGTCTCAGCCGCGCCCAGGTCGCCGTCCGCGTCCGGGACGGGCCGCGTCTCCAGCGCGTCCGGCCAGGCGGCATCCACGCGCGGCGGCACGCTGACGACGGCCGGGTAGAACACCAGGCCCACCCGGGCACTGGCCCCGACCAGGGCGGCATCGCCCAGGGGGGTGACCTGGTAGAGCGGGGCCTGCCGCAGGCTGGCCCCGGGGTCCAAGGCGTCCCAGGCCGGGGTGCTGTGCCCCGCACTGAGGAGGTAGCGGGCGCACAGGTGGCCGAGGGGGACAGCCTCATCCGTACCGTCGGCGCACAGGGCGATGGGCGCCGCCCCGCTGAGGGTGGCGCGGTAGTCGTACAGGAGGTCGATCAGGGTATCGAGCGTCAGGCCGGTGTCACCCATGATGCACCCCCTGCGCCAACGCCTCCGCCATCCGCTGCATGGACGCCCAGTCGGGCGGCGGGGCGGCCTCCGCAAACAGCGCCCCGCCCGACAGCACCTGCAGCGCCCAGGTCTCCAACTGGCCCGCCCGTTCCAACTGCACCGCCTCCGCCCGGCGCACCCCGTCCACCTGCTCCGTCACCCGCATCGGGTCCAGCGCCTGCCGCTCGCGCACCAGGCAGGCGAAGCGCAACACCCGCCGCCGGTAGCCGGCCACCAGCGCCTCCAGGTCTGCCAGCCGCGCCACGCTCGCCGCCAGCGTCTCCTGCGCCGCGTACAGCAGCGCCTGGTGCCCGGACTCGCGCTCCGCTGCACTGGCCAGCGCGCGGTAGATCACCGCCAGCGTGTCGGTGGGGACCCCACTGAGGTCCAGGTCGGCGAAGGGGTCGGCGCTGACCGGCGCGGGCAGCCGGATCTGGGTCGCGGTTGAATCAAGCATGGTCGGTCTCCTCAAGCGCCGCGGCGCTCACTGCAACGGTGGTTGGAAAGGTCGAAAACAGCGCCCGCGCGTGCGGCGTCTGCCGCTGCGCGTTGCACCACTGCACCAGGTGCACCGCCGGGAAGCGGATCAGGCGGCACACACCGAGCCCGGCCCCCCCAATCAGTTCCCCGCCCGGGAAGCCCGGCACCGGCACCTGCCCCGGCGGCACCGCCAAGGTCAGCAACGCCGCCAGGCCCTCACAGCCCACGGCCAGGCCGGCGCGGCGGGCGAGTTGGTCGATGGTGAGGGGCGTCATGCCTGCCCCTCCCACGCCGCGGCCAGGCGCTCAAGGAGCCGGTTGGTCATCCGCTGTTCGTTGAGCAGTTGCGTCAGCAGATCTTCTTGGCTGCTCGCAACCGCAGGCAGCAGGCCAGTAGAGCGCTCAATCGCGGCCAGCATCATCAGGGCTTGCTCGCCCTCGGACGCACAGGCCATAGCGGGCGCGGCACCGGCCGGCAGCGCCCCCGTCGGGGCTGTCGCAGCTTGCCGCGACGCGGCTTGGCGCGCTTCGTGCGCGGCGACCAGCGCCCGCGCCTGAGCCATATCACTCCACAGGCTCTTCCCGCTCCCGTGCCCACCGGTCTCGATCGCGGGGAGCCCCAGCTTGAACAACCGGGAGCGCGTGTTGCTGCCCCACGCGTCGGGCTTGCAGAGTCCCGCCTGTTCGCAGAGGACCAACGCCTGCCGGGACGGGACAAAATCCCCGTCCGGAAACGCCACTTTGGCCTCGGCGAGGCTGTAGGCCTTATAACCTTCAGGATTACGACGCATGCTGCTCTCCCAACCTGCTGTTGATGCACCCACCCCGGCAGGCGCGCCACAGGGCCACGCGCTGCGGGTTGGCGGCCGAGAACGGGGCGGCTTGCGCCGCCGCGCAGTAGTCGCGCCGGACCTCCCCCAGCACCGGGCACTCCACGGTGGCCCCGCAGTAGCGCCCCTCCACCAAGGCCCGCAGCCGCTCCGGGATGGCCGGATAGCGGTCGTTCAAGACCTGGCTGATGATGGTGGGCGAGGGGAAGCGCGTGCCCGACGCCTCTTGCAGGTCCGCCACCACGGCGGCCTGGCTGGTGCGCTCGCAGCGCTCGCGCAGGACGGCAATCCAGTCACAGTTCGGCTCAATCATGGGATGACCTCCCCGGCGGCCGTGTAGGCGGCGCCGGTGTTGGGGTCGAAGATGCTCTTGTCGCGGCGCACGCGCGGGGGCTGGGGTCCCTTCCACCGGGCCGGGATCAGGGTCCAGGTCTGGGGGGCGACGCGGCGCAGGTAGCCGGCCCGGCAGAGGCGTTGGCAGTAGTCGCGGGCGTCGCTCTCGGCCACCGGGTGGTCATCGACACTGGCGTGCACGGCGAGATCCAGGGCGGTCCAGCGCTTGAGCACCCGCATCAGGTGCCACATGCGCTCGCGCCGCAGGCCCGTCGTGACTGCGCTGCCGTCGGGGCTGACGCGCGGGGCATCGTGCCCGGGGTCACGGACCAGACGCCAGGCGCCGGGGGTGGCGTCGGCATCGTCCAGGGGGGCCAGGTAGCCGGCCGCGGCCAGGGCGGCGAGGTAATCACGGATGCGCCCGAGCACGCCGACCGGGGGCGCCTCAAGACGCGCGCGGATGGCAGGGGCGGTGATCTCTTGGCCGTCGGCGTGCAGGGCGCGCAGTTCGGTCCAGATGGCAGGGCGGAGCGAGGCGCGCATCAGTTGCCCCCCCGCAGTTCGCCGGTGCGCAGATCCCGCTTGCCCCAGGTCTTCACGTCGACCCGCTGCCAGCCCTTGATCTTCGCCTCCCGCACGATCCGGTGCAGCGTGACGGCCACCCAGCGGGTGACCCCGGCCGACTCGACCAGGATCGCCTCCAGCAGGTCCTCGGTCAGCACCAGGTCGCGGCAGTAGGCCGCGGCCAGGATGGCGACATCCTCCCGACTGGCCGGCTGCGCCGGGACCCAGCGCAGCACCCGGTCGTGCACCGTGCGGTTGTGGCGCTTGAGTTTGGCGGGCAACCCCTCCTCCCCGATCAGGATCACGGGGGACAGCGACCCCTCGTAGATGTCCATCACCAGTTGCCCGCGGCCCTTGTCCACCAGGTAGTCGGCCTGGTCTATAATCAGGGGGCGCCGCGAGCGCGCGAGTTCTTCGCAGACCTGGCTCAACATCTCCGGCGTCGTCTTGGCCGGGTGCAGCCCCAGGACCTCGAGGATCTGGGCCAGGGTGTACTTGGCGCTCCACACCGACTTCATCTCGATGTAGACCGCCCGGCACTTGGCCGTGACCACTGCCGCCGCGCTGGACTTGCCCAGGCCCGGCACGCCGTGCATCTCCACCAGGCCCGGCAGGCCGCGCGAGCGCTCAAGGGTGTCTTCGGTCGCTTCCAGCAGCGCCGCGACGTTGGTCAGGGGCGCAAGGGTGCCCGCGGATGGGGGCCGTGCCAGGCCCCCGTGTGTCATGTCGGTCATTGTTGTTCTCGGTGCGCAGGCTGGGAGGTGCGAACTCCCGGCCTTTTTTATGCCCGTCACCGGGCTGTTAAAGGTCGTTTAATCCCCGTCTTCCTGGCTTCCAGCCAGCCCGTAAACCTCGGGATAATCCGCCGCCAGGCGCTTCTGCGCCCGATACTCGCTCGACTCGGCATACCCGTCCCACCACGCCAGGTCTGCCGCCGTGTAGGGGCCCAAGTCCTGCATCGGGAAGTCCCAGATGCTGCTGTGAATCGCGTCGCGCTGAATCGTGAGCCAGCGCTTGTACCGCTGGATCGGGCTATCGGGCAGGTGCGCCACGTTGCCGCCCGCCAGGTCCGCCGCGATGCGCACCTGCGCGTCAGCCTGCGCGGCGGTCTGGACCCGCGGCGCCGGCCCGGCCGCGGCCGCGGCCGCCTGCGCCCCGGCCGCCAGGGCCGCGGTGCTGTAAGGGGTCTGGGGCTGCGGGAAGGCCACCAGCTTCCCGGCCGCCTCGGCGCGATGGCGCAGCACGGCCTCGGCGGCGTTCTCGGTGACGTCCTTCTTGATCGCGCGCAGCTCGGCCGCGTGCTTCGCCTTCGCCTTGTTCTGCGTGGCCCGGGCGACGGCGGCCACCTCGGCGCGGCTGATGCCGGTCAGTTCGGGCGCCTCGGCAGTGCACAGGAAGGCGCTGTTGCGGTAGACAAAGAGCCTTCCTAAGTCCGCCTCGTCATAGCGGCACAGCACCGGATCGCCGATGAACTCCGCAATCAGCGGGCTGATGTACCAGTGGTGGTTCCAGCGGATGCCCTTCTTCTGGATGGTCGGCGGGCGGCCGGTCAGCGGCGCGAGCAAGGAGTCGAGCGCGCGCGGCGCCACCGTGCGGATGCTCCCGGTCCAGGACGCCGCCTTCGCGATCGGCGCCAGGCCCTTCATGCCCTCGCCCGCGTGCGGGTCCTGGTGGTAGATATGCTCCAGCCAGCGGTCGAGCGCCGACTGCAAATCAGCCGCGGACAGTTCCACCGACACCAACTCACCGGGCGTCATGATCCGTTTGGCAAAGGTCTCGCGCGCCCGGATCGCCTCGCGTTCCGCGACGTTGTGACCGATGTAGCCGGGCAGGAGCTTGGCGAGCCCATAGCAGACGCTTTTCAGCGCCCGTTCGATGGTCCCCTTCTGCTCGGACGCGAAGGGGATGCACAACTCTTGGGTGACTTCGAGGTCGTGCAGGACCCCGGAGAAGTAGTCGCCCACATAGTCCGCGCCGTTGTCGGTGCGCGCCGTCTCCGGCACGCCCCAGTCGAGGACCGCGGAGCGGAAGCATTGCCCGACCGCGAAGCCGGACGAGGACCGGGACACCCGCAGCTTGAGCCGCCGGCTCCACAGGTCGATACAGCCCACCACCGTGTGCCGCCCGTCGGTCAGCAGCCAGTCCCCGGGGGTGCTGTCGAGTTCCCACAACTGGTTCAGCCGCTCGATCTGCTCGTGCTGGGAGCCGAACGCCACCTGAAAGTGGTTCTTCCACTTGCCGGGGTTGGTGCACAACATCCACAACTGATGGTTATCGCGCGTCCAGCGCTCCCGGAAGCGCTGCACCGAGCGCAGCGGCGGGACCGTGATCCCCTCCACCGTGTGCAGCCAGGCGAAGAGGTCGCGCCCGGTCGCCTGGGGGTTGCGCAGCATCTGCCCCAGCACCGAGCGGTAGAGCGCGGGCTCGGCCTCGATCGCACAGGCGCCCCGGCGGTTGCCGTAGCCGTCGGTCAGCCCCCAGCGGCCCTGCTCGGCGTAGGCCCGCGTCCATCTATATAAGGTGTTGGGGGTCAGGCTCTGGGCGCCCGTCCGGGCCGGGACCCACGGGGCGACATGCTCCGGCAGGGCCAGTTCGCCCGCGTTCACGCGCTCGCACACGCCATCGATGGCGGCGGCCTGCTTCAGGCCCGGCTGCTCGCGGCGCAGCTCGCCCACCTTGAAGCACAACCACTCGCGCGCCTTGGCGCGGGCGCGCTTGGGGCTGTCGGGAGGAAGGGCTGCCCACTTGGCAGCGGCTTCGGATTTGGCGCGGCGGCGGTCGGCTAGGGCCGCAAGACAGGGTCCGCGCGCTCCCAGAGGATCATGTTCGCCCTGCGCCGCTGCACACTCGCACCGTGCTCCAGGTACGTCAGCGCCTCCAGCCTCGCCCGTAGCGCCCGCGTCTGCAGGGATGGATACGATCGCCGCAGGGTCATAGCCAGCGCCCACGTAGAGATCCCGTAGTCCGCGCTCGGGGGTAGCAGGTCGAGTATCTCCTCGTCTGTTGGCATCTTCTTCTCCTGTTGGCTCGGGCTCACCGGCGACGATGCAGATGTGGCGGCGGGTTTCCAGCGGGAGGCTGGCGAAGGAGTACTCCCAGCCTTTGCCGACCTGGCGGCGACGACGATCAATACGCCCTGAAGCGCCCCAGCGGTCGATGACATCAAGGGATGCCGACATGCCGGGCAGCCCTGCCAACTCGCGCCTTGTCCACCACGGCTTCATGATGCGCGCCTCATGACTGGACGATCCTGTTGTTCCTGAAGTGGCACGATGTCGGCCCCCAGCTCCTTCTGCAGGGCAACGATGATTGCCCGCGACACCCCGCCCAACGGCATCCGCCCGCGCCGGCCGGGGACCTCGATCCAGCGCTTGATGACCACGTCCACCGACTGGTTCGCCCACCCATGGGCACGCGCCCAGGCCCTGACGCTGTAGCCATGCGCAGCCAAGGCAGCGCTGACAGTTCCCGCGAGCGTGTCAGATTTCTCTGAATCGGCTCCAGGAGCGTCTGGGATGTCGTAATCTTGTGTTTGTCTGCCCATAGTGCGGGCAGTATGAGCTAACGATTTATAAGCGTCAAGACAGGGCTAACGAAAAATGAGCAGCGAGAGTGCGGGGGAGTGGAGCGCTGTCATGGACCGGCTTGCGGCGGCGATCGGGGCCAACAACGACGCTGACTTGGCGCGCGCGCTGGGGATGTCAACGAGCGATTTCGCGCAGCGGAAGGGGCGGCGAAAGGTGCCGTGGGAGCGGGTGATTACCTTGGCTGGATCACGATCCGTTAGTGTTGACTGGATCGTTAGCGGAGTCGGGGAAGAAGCCAGCGCCGGTCTTCACGGAGGGCGGGGGGAACCAGCCAGCGAGCGCGGATCAGAATCCATCGTGCCGGCAGTGCCGCAGGAGCATCCGCTGGCCCATCGCATCGGCGCCCTCGCTGGTTTGTTGGTGCAGTTGGACCCCGAGCACTCGGACGCAATCCTCGCGGATGCCTTAGCGCGCGCTACGGACGCGCAACGCCTGAACGCACTGGAGCAGGCCGTCAGGATCGGCCTGAAAGCCAAGCGGGCGGGGTAGTCGGCCCAGTCGGTTTCTGTCGGTTTCAGATCCTTCTGTGTCCGGAAGCCAGATCCCGGGCTATTTTGCGTAATCCTCGTGCAGTGATAGAGTTACGCTGCATTCGCGGTGCAAACCAAGTGGCGCGCCCCCCTCCGCCGCCCCCCCCCCCCCCCCA